GGCCCGTGCGGTCCCTCCGGTCCGGGCGGGCCCGGTTCGCCGGGGTCGCCCTGATCGCCTGGCGGGCCCGGCAGGCCTTGGCCGGCCGGACCCGTCGGTCCTGACGCCCCTGGTGCGCCAGGTGGGCCGGGTGGCCCGGGGTCACCCGGGTCGCCCGGCTCGCCCTGTGGCCCGGGGATGCCTTGTCCCCCGCCGGCACCCCCGCCGCCGCCCGTGCCGCCGCCGGGGAAGACGACCCCCTGGTCGATGAGGAAGGGCACGAGCTCGGCGTAGGGCACCGCCTCGGGATGGCCGGCCGGGTCGACGCGCACGAGGCCGGTCGAGCCGTTCGCGCCGATCTGCTTGGCGAGCGGGGCGCGCGGCGTTTTGGGGCCGACCATTTACTTCCTGGGCCCGAAGACGATGTCGCTGTAGTTCTTGCTCTTGCCCGACATCACGGCATTGATGCCCTCGGCCGTGCGATCGACCTGCCGGGCGGGGTACCCAAACAGCTCGCCGGCGAGCTCGTTGGTCGCCTTGAGCGCGGCGCCGATCTTCTTCTCGGCCTTGGCGCCGCCGTTCTCGAACTCCTCCTGCGTCAGGTCGCCCACGCGGTAGATGAATTGCCGGCCGGTGTTGAACATCCGCAGGCCGGCGGGGCCCGCGTACGATCGGCCGGTGAGCGCGCCCGAGAGCTCGCGCGCGCCGACGAAGAAGTTGAGCCCGTAGTCGAGGCCTTCGCCGCCGAGCTCCTTCGCCCACAGCGCCCAATCCGACTCGCCGCGCTTCTTCTTCTTGCTCGGCCCGGTAAGGGTGTGGATCAGGGTGCCGAGCGCGATCGGCGCGAGCAGCAGCAGCGAGGCGTCGACGACCTTGCGCCCGGGGTTCTCGCTCGCCTTCACGAGCTCGTAGACCTGGTTGTACACCGCGTTGTGGTAGTCGTAGAACGTGGTGAAGACGCGCCCCATCCCGCCGCGCTGCACCTGCGACAGGTCCTTCACCATGCCCGAGCCCATCGAATCGATCACCGCCTGGTTGGCGAGCTGGATGCTTTTCTCGTGGTTGGCGTTCGTCTCCTTCATCGCCTTCTCGTAGGCGCCGAGGAACGTCGGAATCTCCGCAAACTGCACGATCTTCCGAATCATGTAGTAGTACGAATCCGCGATCACCGGCATGACGTGCGGGTCGACCCCGAGCTTCGCGAGCGCGTCGTGAATCTCGGCGCTGACCTTGCCCTGGTTGAGGCCGACCTGGTTGCGGACCTCGTTGAGCTCGCGCTGCTGCGTTTTCCAGCGCAGCCGCATCATGTCGCTGTTCTGTTCAATCCAGGCGACGGAGCCCTCGGCGTTCTTCGCGCTCGAGAGCCAGCTGCTCAAGCCCTTGAGCACCGGCGCCACGCCGACGCGCGCCATGCCGCGGCCGATCTGCGCGCTGTGCATCAACGAGGTGACCACGTTCAAGCCGAGCGTGGCGGTGACCATGTTCGCGCGGATGCTGTTGATCGTCTGATACCAGCCCGGCGCCGGCTGACTGCCGAACCCGATGTCGCGCAGCGCGCCCTTGATCTGGCCGTAGGTGATGTCGCCGTAGTGCGCGTAGATCGCCTGCTGCACGTCCTTGTGCCCGAGCAGCCGCGACACGTCCATGAGCGCCTCGTGGTGCGTCAGGTCGTGGATGACCTGGTTCAGGTGCTGCGTGATGACGCCCAGGTCGAGCCGCACGGGGAGCTCGACGTGCTCGAGCCGGGCCTTGGTGTGGCCGCGGTCGGTGCTCGCGTTGTTGTAGCTGGCCTGCTTGATGCCTTCGGCGAACGTGGCGTCGACGTGCGCGGCCGCGCGCGCCGACAGCTGCCCCTCGTACTTCAGCGGGAAGTAGCCGCCGGTGAAGTCGCCGGCCAGCGTTTGGAACGGCGTCGCCACGACCTTCGCCGGGACGATGCCCGTCACGCGCCGCTGCTTCGCCGCGATGTCGGGCCAGTAGCTCTCGAGGTGCGCCCAGAGCTCGTTGACGACCTTCACGTCGCGCGCGTCGAGCGTGTGCAGGATGGCCTCGACCTGGTCGTTCGTCCAGTGATAGCCGTCACGGAGGCGCTGCCGGTTCCCCTCGTTGCCCCAATTCAGCGCGACCATCAGGCGCTCGGCCCTCGAGAGGCTGCCGTCGATCGCGTGGATGTAGAGCGGCTTGTGGAGCGTCGTCTCCTGGCCCTTGTAGGCGTCGAAAATCTCGCCGACCGCGATCGTGGCCTTCTCGTTCGCGACCGCCTCGTTGTCGCCGGCGATGTTCAGCTTCCGCATGACGTGCTCCCAGAGCGGGCCGGCGTCTTTGAACCCGTCCATCTCACGGAGGAACGTCGCGAGCTTGATGTGCGAGGCGAGGAACGTGGCGAAGCGGCGCGTCTGCGCGGTGCCGGGCGCGTGCAGGCCGCCCGGGCCTTGCGGCATGGTCTTCTTGGCGTGCTCGATGATGCTGGCCGTCGTCTCGAGCGACACCTCGGCCAGGTTGCGCTTGCGCTCGTTCTCGAGCAGCCGGTCCTTCAGCCGCGCGAAGTGCGCGATCTGCTTCACCGCGTCGCGCACGCCGCGCAGCTCCTCGAGCGTGAGGTTCTTGTAGCTGGTGCGCCGCGACTCGTTCAGGACCTCGTCGGGCAGGTCGAGCGGAATCATGTGCGCGGCCGCCTGCGCCTGCGCCCACCGATCGAGCGACGTCATGCTGTCGATGCGGCGCAGCGTCTGCTTGGTGAAGTCGAAGCGCGCGCGGATGCTGTCGATCCGATCGAGGTACTCGCCGCCCGCCTTGCCGATGTGGGACCGCGTCGTCTTGCGATCGAACCCGCGCAGGTAGTCGGCCGCGACCTGCACCTCGTCGAGCGCCTTCATCGCCTCGCGGTAGAGCGTGAGGTTGACGAGCTCCTGCTGCTTGGCCTGCACGGCGCCGACGCGGTCACGGCCCTGGGACAAGAGCTCGAAGGCCTTCGCGCTCGCGCGCTGCGCGGCCGCCAGGAACAGCCCCGGCTTCAGGTCGCGGATGCGCGTGCCGCGGATGCGCTCCTCGGCGTGCGCGCGGATGGCCTCGCGCGGCGGGATGGTGCCGCGCACGAGCTCGGAGGTGAGCGCCTTGAGCTCGGCCTCGACCACGCGCTGCCGGCCGACGCCAAACACCGCGGCCTCGGCCTTCGCCGGCAGCGTGCCGTCGAGCAGCATGTCGCCGTGCTTCTGCTGCATCCGGCTCGCGACCTCGGCCTCGACCGCCACCTCGAACCGCGGCGACTGCGCGATCGCCTGGACGAGCTCGTCGGCCGACGAGAACCCCGTGAGCTCGGCGAGCGCCTCGGGCGCGACGCCACCCTCGTTGCGGTAGGCGTCGTGCTTCCTGAGCGCCGCCAGGACCTCGGGCGGGTAGTCGGCGAGGTCGGCCTTCGCCAGCTTGATCGGGATGCCCTCCTCGCCCTCGGTGATCGGCGTGCCGTCGGGTCGGTCGCCGTTCTTGATGAGCGCGAGCGCGCGGTAGATCGGGTGGTCGTTGAAGGCCTCGAGCACCTCCTGGCGCGTGACGTCGGCCTCGGCGCGCCACCACTCCGTGCGCTTGCGCTGCAGCTCGCCGAGCGTCTGCCGGTCGAGCTCGTCCTGCGCGGCCGCGGAGGCCTGCGCGACGACGTCGCGGTACTTCGCGAAGGCCTCGGGGCTCATGCCGGCCTCGGCCGCGGTGGTGAACAACGGCCGCACGTCGGCCTGCTCCTGCGCCTGTTTGATGGCGTCTTCGCTCGCGAGCAGCCGATCGAACACGCCACGCACCTCTGGCGTGAGGGTGACGTTGAGCTCTTTCAGCGATTTGTAGATGTCGAGCATCCAGCCCTTGATCGTGTGGAACACGCCGCGCAGCTCGACGCTCGGCGCCTTGCCCTCGTGGAGGTACGCCTCGAACGCGCGCGCGAGCTTCTCGTGCTGCGGTGTGCCGATCTGCGATCGCTCGGTGACGCCCATGAACTTGAGCAGCTCGCCGTAGTCGGCGATGAACTTCTGCTGCTCCGGCGTGCGCCCCTGGTCGCCCGCGGCCTGGAGCTCGGCGACCAGGTCGCCCATCACCTCGAGGAATCCGTGCGCGTTCTCGTGGAGGTACGTCGAGAGGTCCTTGCCCTCGAGCAGCTGAATGTGCAGCTCCCGGTTCGGGCCGATCGACAGCGAGCCCCGCGGCTGGTCGCCCCGCTGTTCGTACTTCGTGATGTCGAGCAGGCGATCGTCGAAGACGACGTAGTTGTGCGAGCCCTCGCCCGCGGCGCGGCTGCCCTGGTCGAGATACTTGATGCCGTTGATCCCGAGCGCCGCCAGCTGCCGGCTCGCGTTCTCAGGGCCGACGGCGTTGGCGAGCTTCTGGTAGAGCACCTCGCCGGTGTTCTCACCGCGGTCCAGGCCGAGGAACCCGAGCGGGCCGGCCCCGACCCCGAGCTGCTCGCGCGCCTTCGCGCGGTAGTCGTCGACGTTCAGCCGATTGCGCTCGAACTGGTAGGCATCCTGCTGCCACTCGTCCTCGAGCCTCTGGCGTGCGTCGTCGGCCGCGGTCTGCGCCTCCTCCTCTGTCTCGAAGGAATCGTAGACGTGCCCGCTTGAGTCCACGACGTCGTACGAGAGCTTGTCCTTCCCTTCCTTGACCTGCAGGTCGGAGCCGGGCGCGTCGTCGGCGTGCTGGTCGATATAGTCGTCGGCCTTCGTCCGCGCCCGCTCGTCCATCATCCGCTCGGCGACGCTCTCGACGTAGTGCTGGTCGATGCCGTAGCGGTCAATGTCGAGGATGCGGTTCAGGTCGATGTTGGTTCCCTTGGTCAGTTGATGGAGCCAGAGATACGTCCGCTCGTCGTCGGCCTGTTTCGGTCGGAGCTCCTCGGGGTGCTCGAACAGGCGCGTCGCGAGCGCGACGGCCTCGGGCGCCTTGTCGGGACCGACGGCCTGCTCGAGGTCGCGCAGGAAGTTGTCGCGCGCGTCCTCGTAGTGTCCCTGGCCGAGCGCCTTGCCCAGGCCCGAGTTGTCGAGAATCTCGAGTACCTTCGGGTCCTGCTCGTGCAGCGGCTTGTCCCAATTCAGGAACGTCGCATCGTCGGGGAGCTCGACGTGGTAGAGGCGCCCGGGTTTCTGCGGGGGCTCGATCGTGAGCTTGTCGCCGTACGTGTCGAGCACCGCCAGGGCGTTCTGCTTCTCCGATATGCCCCGCTTGATCGCGCGGGTCGCCAGCTGCACGTCGGGGTTGTTAGGGTTCTCGCGCGCGAACGACTTGAGGTGCTCCTTGTCGCGTGCGAGGCCCGCCTCGAGAAACGTCCGCGCGGTCGCGAGCCCCTCGGGCCCTGGTTTCAGGCGGTCGTGCGCGAGCATCTGGTTGAGCTCGAGCAGGCCGTCCTGCAGCTTCGGGTCTTGCGCGCGTTTGGGGAGCCGGTCGCCCGGCGCCGAGTCACGCAGGTGGTAGAGCCCGTTTTCGTCGAAGATGTTGACGCCCTCGTGCGCGAGGTGCGCCGGCCGCGGCTTGCCGGCCAGGTTCTCGCGGTACCACTGCGCGGCTTCCTTCCGGCTCGCGAAGTAGAGCCCCCACCCGTAGACCTGCGCGCCCTCGCCGGTGCCCACCTTGGTGATGTCGAAGCGATCGAACAGGTGCGGGCTGCCGTGATAGACGCCCTGGTAGAGGACGATCGGCGCGTGCGGGGGGCCCTGGAACAGCGTCTTCTGTTTGGCGGCGCGCTGCGCGATCTCGGCGGTCAGCGAGAACGGCGCCTCGGCGACCGCCGGCGTGGGGACGTTCTCGTCGCGCACGCCTTCGGCGCCGGGTAGGCGCGGCTGTTGTTCGCCGGTGTCGAGGGTGTCGGTGGGGGGGTGGTCGAACAGCCCGCCCTGGTCAGGCGGCGGGCCCTGCTCGAAGGTGCGGCTGCCTACAGGTCCGAGTAGTACTCCGTCTCGTTCTGCGGGACGCGCCCCGGCAGCGCCTTCGGAATCGACGCCTCCACCTCCGGGTCCAGCGGAAAGCTCGGGTCGTCGGGGAAGAACTGATGCGCCAGCCAGTGCGCCTTGTTCCGATACCGGGTAGTCGACCCAGGCGGGTGGGACGAATCCGCCGGCGGCGTCGTGGAGCGCGGTGACGAACTCGGCATGGCTGATTTTACCACGCTCGTACTGTTTGAAGAGGGCGTCGATCTTCGAGCCGAGTTGCACCCCCGCGGCCCCGCGTTTCTGGCCGGGCTCGAAGAGGCCGCGCACCGCTTCCCACGTCACCGACTGCAGCGCGCGCGGGTCCACGCCGAGCTCGTGCGCGAGGTCGAAGTACGCCTGCGCGATGATCCCGTTGGTGCCCGAGAGCCCCGTCGGCGCGTGCTGCGGGACCGAGCCGCCGTCCGGGTGCTTCATGCCCATCGCGTTCCGCACCGGCTCGGCGTCGCCCGAGAACGGGTGCAGGAACGCCGCCGCGACGGCGTGCGTGTCGATCGTCACGAACCGCGGGTCGAAGGGATGGCTGACGTTGTTGAAGAACGAGCGCACCTTGTGCTCGATGCCCAACCGCGCACTGATGTTCTCCGGGCTGCCGTCGAGCGCGATGCTGATCGCGTTCGCGATGAAGTTGTAGGTGCCCCACCCGATCGCGGCGGGCGCGCCGCTCGCCGTGCGCGCCAGGTCCGGGCGATCGCCTTCCGGCGAAATGACCGAATAGTCCCGGGGGGTGCGCTCATCGACCGCCCGGAGGAACACCGCCTTCCCCTCGAGGTCGAGGTCCGTCCACGAGTGCCCGACGACCTGCGCGCGGAGCTCGTCGACGATCGCGGCCTTCTTCGCGCGGAAGGCCTTTTCTTCGGCGCGCGTGAACGGCGCGCCCGCCCGCCGGCGCTGCGTGATGCGGTCCTCCGTCGTCGCCAGGGCGCGGCGCTCGTAGTCCGCGAAGAGGTCGGGCGTGAACGTCGGGTTGGTCTGCTGGAACTCCTTCACCGAGCGCAGGACCCGCTCGGCGAGGCTGACGTTCTTGAACCAGTCCATCTGCGGCGAGAGCGCCGCGAGCACGCCCACCGCCTGGTCGACGGTGACGCCATGCGCGCCGGCGAGCTCGTGCGCGATGCGGTTCGCGCCGACGTACCAGTGCTGCGCGCGCTCGCGCCAGTCGGCGGGGTACGCCTCCCACAGGGCCCGCAGGTTGCGCTTCATCGCGGTGACGGCCCGGTCGACGAGCACCGCGGGGTCCTTCGTCCGCGCTTCCTCCTTCGTCAGGAGGTGGTACGAGCGGAACAGGGCCGCCGCTTGGGCGAGCTTCGCCGGCAGCGCCCTGAAGGAGGCCAGCGTCGAGGTGAGCGGCGACCGCCGGTACGGCGTGTTCTGCGTCTCGGTCGGGCGCGCGGCCGACAGGATCAGGGCGCCGTCCTTGCGCTCGGCGGGCGCGGCATCGAGGCCGGTCGCCCCGCCCGCGGGCTGGTCGGGGAAGCGTACGCCCATGCCGACGCCGCCCTGCTCGAGCGTCTTCGTCGGGTCGTCGACCGCGTCGATCAGACGCTGGACCGTGGCGACGAAGTCAGGCGTCGCGTCGGTGCCCCAATGCGGGGGATACATCGGGCGTTCGATGACGCTGTAGTCGTTGATCGCGCGCCGCTCGGCCACCCGCAGCGCGCCTTCGCCGAGGTTGTTCTTGACGCCCTTGCCGGCGAGCAGGTCGCGGATCGCGTTGACGACCTTGGCGCCGGGCGCGTCGGCGCCCCACTTGCCACCGCGCGCGAGCTCGCCCTTGCGCTCGCCCGACGTGACCGGGTTCAACGGCGAGTACGTGAGGATGTCGCCGTAGACATCCGCCTGGCCGTGGCCCTTCTGGATGATGGCCTGGCCGCCGGCGGCGTTGCCGCGCAGCCCGCGCGCACCGGACTCCTCCGGGTCGAGGAAGTGCCACCGCCGGCCCTCGTAGGGCTGGTCCTCGGCCTCTTGGAGCATGCGCTCCAGCTCGCGCGTTATTTCTGGGGTGACGCGGGCAGCGACGGACTCGGGGGTGGGCCGGACGAATCGCTCGGTTGGATCGGGGGCCGGTAGCCGGCGTGGTTCAGGGCGTGCGCCTTCGCCTCCGGCATCGGGTACCCGTGCTGCGCCAGGAGCCTCGCGTTGTACGCCACCGTCGCCGGGTCGTTCCCCGGCCGCAGCTCCGGTTCCGGCTTCGGAGGCATCAGGTGCGCCTATTGTAGCGCGCCGGTTGATTTCGTCGGCCGCCAGGTTGCTGAGCCGCTCGTCCGGGTGGACGAGCAGCTTGTTAAGGTCGGCCTCGGTGGCCGCCTGCATGACGGCGGTTAGATCAGCTCCCCCGGGTCCGGTGGGGCGCCCGGCGCCGGCGACGGGTTCTTCCGTACCCCCTGCGCCGCCTGGAGCTGTGGCTGCGGGTTCACCGGCGGCGGCGCCGCCTTCGCCCGCTCGAGCTGTAGTCGCTGGACGTTCGCCGCGTGCTTCGTCGGCCGCACGGCGGGCGATGGCCTCTTGTGCTGTTTCATTGGGTCCTCCGATGGTGAACCCGTAGCGACGATAGATGTCGCGCGGGTCCTGGTTCATCACGCGCGCGAACGTCGTGATCCACCGTTGCATGACGGTCGCGCTGGTTTCCGCGTTGGCCCGCGTCAGGCCCTGGCGCATCAGCCGCTCGGTCTGGTCCGCGTGAATGGCCGTCGCCGCCTCCTGCTCGGGGGTGGCGGGCGCGCCCGCGGGCGGGGTCGTCGGCTTGCGGAACTCTTTCGCGAGCTCCTGCTGGAACCGCGCCGCCTCGTCGGCGTTCATCAGGCTCGGGTCGAGCCGGAGGAACTTCGCGAAGTGCGCGTTGTGCTCGGTGCCGGCGAGCGTCACCGCGTACTTGGCGGTCGGGATCGCGAGCTCGGTCTTGCCGTCGAGCGCCTGCTGGTACGCCTGGCGGTCGCCGGTGACGCGCGTCGCCATCTCCGCGGGGTCGACGCCCTTGCTCTGCCAGTACGTCGTCCAGTCGTCGATCGGGGCGTACAGCGTCTCGTGGGGGCCGTCCTGGGTCGCCTGCGCGAGGAGCTGCTCGACGACCGCCGGCGCGCGTTTCGCGGTCGCGGATTTCTCGACGCCCTTGCCGACGGCGAGCAGCCACGTCTCGACCTGGCCGGCATCGTGGGCGCGCGCGACCTCGCGCAGGAAGTGCCCCGTCGGGCCGGGCAGCGTGAGCAGCGCGAACGATTGCGCGGCGCTCAGGCCCGACTGCACCAGGTCGGCGGCAATCTCCATGGGCGAGCGCAGCGGGATGCGCGTGCGGCCGGCGGCCAGGCGCTCGAGCTCGGGGTAGACGGTGGTGTTCGCTTCGCCCGGCTGCGCGAAGAACGGCAGCCCGGCCTTCTGGCGCTCGAGCGCGAACGCCTCGGCCTTCGTGTAGACGCTGCCCGGGATCTTCGTCTTGCCGGTCGGGTCCGCGGCCGCGGCCATCACCGCCTTGACCTCGTCGACCGTCAGCGTCGGCACCAGGCTCGGGTAGTCGAGGTACTTGCCGGCTTTGTCCTTGATCTTCTCGCTGTCGGCGATTGAGAACTCGCTCGCGACGCCGGTCGGCAGGCGCAGGTTGCCGAAGAACCCCTCGCCCTTCTGCGTGCCGTCCTCGCGGAAGAACGACTGGTCGCCCTCGGGCGGCGGCGGCAGCCCGCCCTGGGCGGTGTCGGCGACCTTCGCGGCCTCCTCGGCCAGGATCTGCACCGCGCGCTGGCCGACCATGTTGATCGTCTCGAGGGTCAGCGTCTTGCCGTACTGGCCGGCGAGCTGCAGCAGCGCGGACCGGACGCGCGGCACCTTGAGCGCCGTCTCGATCGCGCTCTGGCCGGCGGCGCCCACGAGCTTGTCGGCGCCTGGGAGCCCTTTGAGCAGCAGCCGGGTGCCGGCGGTCATCAGCACGCCGTTCGCCATCCCGGCGGCGATGGCGGCCACCCGGGCGACCTTCGGGTCGAGCGGGCGCCCGAGCTCGTCCTTCATGTTGAGCAGCGCCTCGTAGCTCTGCCCCGCCGCCGTCTCGAAGGCGAACTTCGCGTTGCCCACCAGGAAGCCGGCCTCGCCGCCGGCCGCGGTCAGCGCGGTCGCGCCCTCGAGCGCGCCCCCCACGATGCCGGGCGGGCCGGCGACGAGCCCGCCGAGGATGCCGCCGCCGACGGCGCCGACGAGGCCGAGCGTCTGCCCGGCCAGGCCGTAGTGGAACCCTTCCTTGAACGAGCCGAGGAACAGCGGGAGCTGCTCGGTGGAGCCGGCGAGCGCGCCGCGGAACCAGTGCCCCTCGGTGCCGAGCGCGCCGCCCTCGCCGGTCTGCTGCTTCAGGTCCGCGATGCGCCGGTGCTCCGCGGCCGTCAGGGGCGTGTCGCCCATCAGGTCCTTGAACCGCAGCTGCGAGAGCTCGAGCGAGGCGTTGCCGCGGGACCAGGCGCGCGGGATCGCGTTGGTCAGCCACTCGAGCGTGCCGAGCTGCTCGAGGTCGTCCTTCGCCGCGGCCCGCTCGGTCGGCTGCTGCATCAGGGTCGCGGTGTGCGGCGTCTGGTTGAGGATGTCCTGGTAGGGCGTCGCCAGCTTGTCGACGTGCTTCTTGATGCCCGCCAGGTTCTGCCGCACCACATCCGGCGGCAGGCCGGTCGCGTGCGACAGGTCGAGGATCTTCGCCGCGTCGTCGGGCGTGTCCTGGTCGGCGACGTCGCCGGCGACCTTCATGCGCGTCGGCGCGCCGCCAAACAGCTGATCGGCGATCGCGTCGAACGGGTTGACGTTCGGGTCCTGGGGCCCGGGCATCTACTCCGGCCTCTGCTGGAGCTGCTGCGCCTTGTACATGCTCAGGATGTTCTGGTCGGTGACGGGCACCTTCTTCCCGATGAGCGCGCGTTCGATCTGCCCGCGCATGAACGGCGGCACGTCGTCGATCGTCGCCTCGATCAACCGCTTCGGCGTCCGCGGCAGGTTGAACAGCGACTGCATCGTCGTCGGCGAGCTCAGGATCTGGCGGCTGATCACGTCGGCCGCGATCTTCTCGATGTCGGTCTTGTCGGCCTTCTTCTTCGTCAGCCCCTCGAGCTGCACGACCTGCTTGTTCACCAGCTCGTGGAACGCCTCGACGACCGGATCGTTGGCCTTGTCGCGCACGTCGATGCCGGCGCCGATCAGGTAGCCCTTGAGCGTGTCGTCGATCGTGCGGAACCCGTCGAGCAGCGGCTCGATGGGTTTCTTCTCGCGCGCGGTCGTCTGGATTTCGATGAGCTGTTTGATTTCGGCGTTGGCGAGCGCGCCCTTCGACAGCATCAGGTTGCGCTTCGCGAACAGCTCGGGGTGCTCGTTGGCCTCTTTCATCAGGCCGTAGTACGTGCCCCAATCGGTCTTCACGACCGCCTCGCCGGGCGCGTTGCGTTTCGCGTACGCCTCGAGGCCGGCCTTCTCGGGCACCGTGAACGTCGTCCACATCCGCGGCGGGATCGCGCGCACCCCGAGCGCGGGGTTCGCGTCGATCAGGTTGCCGGCCTCGATCGTCGCGTGCTCGGCGGTCTGCCGGCGCTGCTCCTCGGCCAAGGTGTAGTAGCGGTGGACGAGCTCCTCGGTCGCCGCGCGCACCTTCGGGTCTTCGATGCTCTTGGCCTGGTTCAGCCCGGCGGCCTCGTCGGTCGTGCTCTTCATGATCGCGTCGGCCTGGCGCTGCGACTCGCCGAGCGTCGAGCCGGCGTCGAGCGCCTTCTCGATGTTCGGTTGACTCTCGCCGTTGATCTGCGCCTTCGTCTCCTCGTAGTACGCGCGCGCGAGCTTGTCCTGGCCGCGCGACAGGAGCCCGTCGATCACGCCGGTGTGCGTCGAGGTGCGGATGGCGCCGAGCTGCATGGCGAGCTCCTCGGGCCCCCACCCCGCGCGCTGGCCGTGATCGATCGTGACCGCCTCGGCGCGCGTGAGGCCGTCGTGAATCGCCTGCGGGTTGAGCGGGTTGGCGATCGCGCTGTTGACGGCGTTCTTCACGGCCGACGCCGTCTCGCCCTGGTCGTAGGCCTGCATCTCGCCGGCGGTGTGCCGCATCAGCGTGAGGGACACGTCGCGCTGGCGCTGCAAGACGGAAGCGTGGAACGCCTGCTTCTGCCGGTCGTTCGACAGGCCGTTCATAATCTCGCCGGCCGTCTCCTCGTACTTCGGCATCACCGTGTTCGCCAGGTCGAGCGAGTCCTTGCCCTTGACCTGGAGCGCGCCGCTCGACGGGTTGTAGAGCAGGTCGTTGGTGAAGGCGTCGAGCTTGTTGACCGCCTCGAGGTGCGCCACCTGGTCGGCGTTGTTGCGCTCCTCGGTCCACTGGTTGATGAGGATCGGCAGCCCGAGCCGGGTGGCCGTCTCGCCAAACACCGCGCCGAAGGAATCGGGCCCGGGCACGGTCGTGCGCTGCCCGCCGGCGATGGGTCGGAGCTCGACGCGCCGCGGCCCGTACGCTTGCACGCGCGGCATTAGCCGGTCACCTGGGCATAGTTGTTGAAGTCGCCGACCCCGCTCGAGGAGTTGCCGAGGTTCGTGCCGCCGCGCGTCGTCGACCGGCCCCACCCGTAGCGGGCGGCCAGCAGCGAGCCGGCACCGCCGAGCGCGGTCGCGCCGGCGCTCCAGTAGGCGGCGCTCTTGGCGGCGTCGCCACCCATGCGCGCGTTCTGGGCCATCGCCTCATACCCGTGCGCCTCGCGCTGCGCGTTCTGCCGGATGGTGAGCGCGTCGAGCTCGCCGAGGAAGGCGGTATCACTGACGACGTCGACGGGCGTGCCCTGGCCGATGTCGACGTTCTGCCCGGCGAACCCGGCGCGCTGCCCGCCGATCAGCGTCTTGACGCCGGCGCGGAACTTCTCCTCGTCGGCGCCGCCGCGCTGGATCGCGTCCTGCGCCTGGAGCTCGTACTGCGCGGCGTTGTAGTCGCCAATGTTCTTGGCGGCGTTGCCCGCTTTGATCTTGCCGATGACATCCATCACGATGCCACCGACCGTGACCCCGATCAGGATACCGATGCCGACGGGCATACCTCTCTCCCTTCTCCACAGCGCAACATCACGAGCTCGCCGCCGGCGGTCATCGACATCGTGAACCCCTGCACGTCGAGGATCGGCGGATAGACTCGGAGGAGCGCGATCGTGTCGTAGCGCGTCACCTGCGCCCAGACGTTGTAGAACCGCACCGCCTTCTCGACCTGGCCGCCGCGCGTCATGATCACCGCCGAGCCGGCGATCCGATCGTGGACCTCGTCGTCAGGATGGCCGGGGAGCGTGGAGCCGAGCCGGTGCTTCTCGGCCTCGAGCGCCTGGTGGAACTCGGCGCCGGCGTGCCGCGCGCTCGGCGCGGTGAGCGCCCATCGCTCGAGCGTGAGCGTGTAGAACCCGGCCGGCACCGTGTCGCCGTCGTGCCAGGGCAGCGCGCTCTCGAACCGGAGCTCGAACCCGATGCGCTTCGCCAGGCCGAGCCCCGCACGATTGAGCAGCGGGACCGTCGTGCGCGCCTCGACGCAGTCGGTGCGCCCGAAGAGAAAGTCGGCCACGTCGCGCGCCGTCTCGAGCGCCTCGAGCCCGCGGCCCTCCTCGAGGAAGAGCGTGTGGATGTCGTAGCGCCCCGAGCCGAGCGCGACCGCGAGGATGCCGCCGTGCTCACTGGCGAACGCGAAGTTGCTCGGGTCGTCAATCACGCGCGCGAAGTCGAGCGCGCCGCTGCCGCCGAGCCACGGGCGCACCGTCGGGTCGTTCGCGACCTGGTTGAAGTGCGCGACGTCCATGCTGTGCGTCATCCGCCCACCGCGAGCAGCGGGATGGCTGCGAGCAACGTGAACGGCGTCGGGTCCGTGTGGCGCACCCACCCCGAGGCGTTCTCGTCGAAGTTGGTGGTGATGTTCAGCTCGTACAAGCCGGTGACGCGCGCCGCCGCCACCTCCCAGGCCTCCGGCCGTTTCTTGATCAGATGATCGAGGTCGCGGCCGGCCCAGAAGCTGATCGAGCTCTGGTCGAGCACGAGCGAGATCGCGCGCACCTGTTTGCGCTTCTCGCGAATGGCGACGCCCTGCACGTCGATGCTCAGGAACTGCACCTCGGCGAAGCGAATCGGCAGGCCCGCATGCACCTTCGAGTAGCTCGCGCCCAGGGCCGCGATCGCGCCGCCGGTGACCGTGAAGGCGGCCGCGCGCGGCGAGCTCGGGTCGCCGTCGAAGACGACCTGGCCGTCGCCGAGCACCGCGACGACCTTGCCCTCGAGGTGCCCGAGCCCCGAGAACGAGCTCGCCGGCGGGCCCTCGTACGTCAGGCCGGAATCGACGAAGAACCAGTCGGCCTCTTCGTCGACCTGCATCCGATCGAGCTTCTCGATGTAGCGCGTGTCGACGCCACCGATGTGCCGAATGATGACGGCGTAGAGCTCGTCCTCGCCGATCGACGTGTTCGGCACGGCCGTGACCTGCTCGAACATGCCGTCGGTGTCGTGGCGGTGCCAGCCTTCAATCTCCTGGTCGGGCACGTAGGTCAGGCCGAGCAGCACGCCGTCGTTCGCGCGCACCGTCCACACGATGCTGTTCGGCTGCTGCTGGTACGTCATGTCCATCAGGAAGCACACCTTGCCCACGTCGCCGAGCGAGCTCGCGCCGAAGAGGTGATTGCTGAACAGGGTCAGGTCGCGCGTGACGAACCCCTGCGCGGTGAAGTCGAACTTCAGCTCGCGCACGATGGTGCCGCGCGCCTGGCAGTACAGCACCGTGTTGCCGATGGTGATCGGCCGTACGAACTCGGAGCCGCCGGCGTAGCTCTCGGGCTCCGCGTTGATGCCGGTCGGCGTGACGACGTTGTCCTGGTCGCCGCGGATGCGCCACTCGCCGGTGTCGGTGAGCACGATGAGCTGCCGCATCGGAATGAGGTCGACGACCGGGCTCAGGGTCTTCTGCGCGAGCACGAAGTTGACCGCGTCGTCGTCCTGCAGCGGCACGCTGATCGCGAAGTTGCTGAACGCGCCGACGCGCGAGCCCCAGATTTTCTCGCGCTCGTTGTTCGAGCGGGCGAACCAGATGCGCTGCTGAAAGAACGTGCAGCACGCCGGGTAGTTCCCGGGCGCGTCGAACACGACCTGCGCGATCGGCGGGCTGATGGTGTAGTCGGGCAAGAACCCGACGTCGTTGAAGCCGAGGTAGCTCTTCTCGTACGACCCGAGCAGCCCGAAGATGCCGTTGCCGTAGGGGTCGCAGTAGACGTTGTACTGCGCGGCGCCGTCGGCCGGATACGTGTGATGGATGCTGATCGGGCTCGACGGCGTCGGCATCGGCGCGCCCGTCAGCGACAGCGGCGGCGAGCCGAGCGACTCCTCGTACGTGCCGATCTTCTGCGACGTCACGACGTAGGTCGGGTTGTAGGTGCCGGTGCCGAGGAAGCTGCCGACGATGCCGAGCGGCGGCTCGATCGTGGGCGTGAACACCTTGGCTGAGAGCACCCAGGTGGTGTGGGCCTGGCGCTCGAGCTGCATCACCGGGTGGTTCGGGTGCGTGAAGATGATCACGTCGGCCGACTGCGACCACCGCACCTCCTGCGCCTCGTTGTGGTTCCAGGGCGTCACGACCTCGAGCGGGCTGCCGCCATCCATCACCGGCGCGCCGTGCCAGAAGAAGCGAATGTAGTACTCGCCCACCTCGAGCACGTACGTCTGGTCGGCCGCCTCGAAGATGAACGGCACCAGCCGGCACCCGAGCGCGCCAAACTTCGTCTTCGCGATGAACCGGAAGCCGGGCCGCTTGGTGACGCCGCCGTGCTTCTGCACGATGAAGTTGCGACAGGTCCGCAGGCCCGACGTGTACTTCACCAGGTCGGCGCGCGCCGCGGCCGCCGGCGAGATTTCGCCGGAGGTGAACGCGCGCTGGACGACGCTGCCGGCAGGGGACGGCATCAGCGATACCTGCTCGGATCACCGCCGTAGTCGCCGAAGGCCCCGTAGCCGCCGCGCGCGCGAATCCACTCGGCGTCGCCCGGCTTCTCCTGTTGCGCTTCGCGCGCGTCGACCACCTCGGCGACCGCGATCGTGTTCTCCGCCATCTGCAGCGCGGTCTTGCTCATATCGGCGATGCGCGTCAGCCCGGGCGCCGCGGCCGACGCGAGCAGCCAGGTGAGGTACTCGACGAACAGGTCGTCGGTCCACAGGTGCAGGCAGTCGAGCGTCGTGTACTCCAGCACGGCGTCCTGCTCGTTGCTGAACACCATGAGCCCGTTGGTGTCGCGCCCCTTGCGAAACGGGATCGGCGTGCCGTGGAAACGCCGGCCGTAGTTGCCCGGCGGCACCAGGCGCCGCTCGAACACGCAGTCGATCGGCTCGCGGTAGGCGTAGTACCAGTCGCCGTTCGCGTTCTCGGGCGGCGTCGACGTCCAGTAGTCCGGGTGCGGCGGCTGAATCGAGGCGTCGGCGGTGTGCCCCTGGATGCAGTAGTAGACGTTGCCGGCAAACATGACCACCACGCCGGGCGCGTAGACCTGCGGCGGCCTCACGGGCGGGCCCGCGCTGCCGGCGTCCCAGGCCTGCACGATCGCGGTCGGCCAGGCGGGCCCCTGGATGAGCACGAGCCGCTGGTACTTCGTCGCGAACGCCCACGGGAAGCGGCGCAGCGCCGCGCGCAGGTAGTGGTCGTACACGAGCGCGCCGGTCCAGGCCTCGCGCGAGGCCTCCGACAGGTCCTGCACCGTTTGCGTGACGCCAATCTTGAGCAGCGCCAGGTTCCAAATCTCG